CCCTAAAGTTGCGAAGTCTGTTGCTCCCTATGGAAAACCGGAGTTTCTTTTGTTCTTTTCAGGACTTGCAGCATCGGAGATGGCTGCAGTAGCCCACGATGCCCGAGTAGATAAGCATAATACACCTATGGATTGGTTCCTAGATGTTCTTGCTGCTGCTCATGGAGATACATATGACGCTGATTCGTTTAGTGTTTCCCCTGAAATAGAAAAGTATACTGTACTTGTTAACCGTTGTTTTCGCGTCCGTAAGATGTGGAAAGAATCGAAAGAAGTATCTTATAAAGATATGAAGTCGACCATGGGCGTTGGCTCCCTTTCTGATCAAAAGTCAAAACTTTCTTTGCGATCGCATTTCTTAGTTTTTAAAGATAATGCGTATAGATGGATGGACGAAAAGTCAGTCCCTTTTCTTCGGAAATACGGATTGATTGTATTCGGAGCCTTAGCTAGTGTTGTTTGCATTAGTCTTGCCATTCTCAATAAGAAAGAGCTCGAACCTAAGAAAGAGGTGGTTTATCAAGGGTCAATTTTTACCCAAGAACCACCTGTGGAAGGTATGTCTCATGGCCCTTCAGCTATTAGACAGTCCTTAATGGACCAGGGATTAATCCCTGATACCCGTGGGCCTAAGCATTTGCCTGTTTACCACAATGCTCGACCCCGGTTTGGCTCTCAATCTCTCCCTAGAGATGTTAGAGCCAAGCTTCCACAACGACCAGGATTTCAGCCACACTCTCTCCTTCGAGATCAGCGTGCTCGTTTACCTAGTCGACCTCAATATACTCCTCATTCTGAGCAGTGTATTTTATGTCCTTCCTGTGAATCGTATCGACCTATTGAATCTCTGCAAGAGATTGATGATCTGGTTTACTGTGATTCCTGTGGCTTTCATCTTTTTTCAGATGGAGGTCTCATGGAGGTTGTTTATCCCCATGAGGAGGAATGGACTGAGGACCCCTCATACATACAGTCACATATAGATGATGAAAGCCGACAGATTTCTGAGATTTCTACTTATATGAAAACTCTAAGATTTTGGTATGGTGATGAGTACTTTGAGACTGACGGCATCCTTTCTGGTTGTCGTTTTATCACTGTAGGTCATCCTTTTTCTGTCTATGGACCTGGCTACACTCGTGTAGAAGTTATCAATAACGGAGTCGCTATGGCTTCATTTTTTGGTACTCAGGTTAAAGTGACTAATGTACAAGATAGACGAGACATAGTATATGTGGATCTTGACCCTCGGTCAACTAGTGCTTTTAAGTCTCTCAAGAGCAAATTATTTCGCTCTCAAAGCGAACTTGAGAAATGGATGCACCCACACACCGAATATTCTCGTGTGTCAAAACAATTCCTGGGAGACCAGGTTGTCGTAGAACGGATTCGTCGTACAGGAGCTTCTCGTGGAGAAACTGTTATGACGTCTAACCAATACGGTAGAGGTACACTCGATATGGCCAATTATTACATCTTAGCCGGTGGAATGGGTAAACCTGGAGATTGCGGGCAACCGTATACTCTAGCTGCGTCCAATGGTCATATTTATGTCGCCG